TGTGATGGACCGTATAATTATTACAGATAAAAACGTATGTTCGTTCTATAAAGAACACCCTTGTATAGATGTTAATAGCGTTAACCGTCTATGCGTAGAATTATTGAATTCCGCAATTAATAATAGCGATGTATCCACAACTAATACTTTCCATCAAAAGATACTCAGTGAAATAGCAGAGAATAATCGTGCGGTTTCTCTGCTTCACGATACACTGAAATCTATAAAAACCGATAATCTACAGTCATTTATTACTGAAATGACCGACATAAAAGAAGATTACTTGGACGAATTAAAAACAATGGTAATTACCGAGACAACCGATAAAATAACAACTATAATGGAAGCAAATAATTCCAATCTACTGAATAAAACTGTGGATGTAATTCGTAATATTATGCCGAATATAAATGCGAAGCAATTTGACGAAATAAACCGCTCATTATATTCTTTTCAAAAAGCGATTGCGACAGATACTCAAACCTTACTTAAATCAGTAGATACAAATTCATTAAAAGATTATATGAATAATTTTGAAATCAAATCTTCATTAATGTTACAAAACATTCAGCAACCTATCTTATCTTCAATAACTGCTAGTGAAGAGAGAATAACGAATAACGTGAATTCAGTAAAAGATAACATTACCAATACTGATGAAACAAACAAAACCTTATTTCATAATATGAGTTCAATATTAAACTGCGACAAATCCAATCATCAGAATAATCTAACAAATACAAGCACAAGCAACCATTTTGTAAGTTTTTTGACAAAGTCGTTTGCGAGTGCCGATATATCATCCAAATTATTTGGAATGAATTCTCCAACAACCGTAATGAAAAGAATCCGAAAACCAGATATTTTGATACAGAATTACGAGTTAGATACGAATGTTTCATCTGATGAAATGGCGTCGTTTGTGAACGTTCTTAGTGATGAGAACAAATGCGGTATATTGATATCGCAGTATTCTGGAATTTCTAATAAAAATGATTTCCAAATAGAGTTCCATGATAATAATGTTATTATTTTCGTTCATAATTCTGAATATTCCAACCATAAAATCGAAGCCGCTGTAAATATTATCGACCATTTATATTCAAAATTACATCAATTCAACAAAACCGGTGTAAATGATGATTATACAATTCCCAAAGACATATTGGAAACAATAAACAATGAATATCAGATGTTTATGACTCAGAAGCTAGCGGTAATTGATGTATTGAAAGAGAGCCAAAAGAAAGTAATCGCTCAAATAGACGAAATAAAATTCCCATCACTAGACAAATATTTGTCTGGTAAATACTCGGCCCCTATAATAAAGACCGGATTAAAATGTGATATATGTAAATGTTATTCGGCAAATAATTTGAAGGCACTTGCAGCCCATAAACGAGGATGTATGCGAAAACACGGATTAACTGTAAAAACAAACACAAAATCGCGCGAACTATCTAATGATAGAAATGAGATTTGTATTACCCCAATATCTATGAAAGAAAACTAAGTAGAACAATAAATTAGTAATTACAAAAATTACTAATTTATATATGTATTCGCAAAATATTATTTTACTACAGCATATACGCTTTATTTAGAATATATATTTTTAGGATAAATTGTTTTTATTATGTAATAGTATAGAGATATGTTTTATTATCCTGTTTATTATTCCCCCTACGTGTTACCTTATGGTGGCTATGGTTATGGTGGTTATGGTGGTTATGGTGGTTATGGCGGTTATGGCGGTTATGGCGGTTATGGTGGTTATGGTCGTCGCTGGAATAGACGAAGACATCGTCGTTGGTAAATGGCAATAAATTAACCAAATAAAATATAACGGTTATATATAATGGAGACTACTACAATTGACGTATCCAACGTTGCTATAGAGATTCCCATAGTTGATACGATTGACATTCGGATAACTGAGCTAGTATTAGATTCTCATGTGGTTGTCCTCGTTCATTACCGAAATCCTGAAGGATACCATTTAACTTCTAAAGAGGTAAGAATAGAAGGCGATGAATACAATGCTTGGGGGGACGATGACAATTATATTACAAATCTAGTTCTAACAAAGTTAGGTCTAACAAAAACGGTATAAAAAGATGTATGATATATATCATATAATGGATTCTACGCCACTTACCTCACCTTCGACTGTCTTGCCTACTACCGATTCAACATCCACACCTACTACTATGCCAAGATTGACTGAAATCCCGATTACTGATGACAATGCAGCATTAAATGTTATGGTTGGATTTTTAGACACCGCCCAGAAACGCGGAGCATTCAGCCTAGATGAATCTGCCAAGGTTTGGGAATGTGTGAAGCGCTTTATTCAAAAGTCCGATTCTGCTACCCTTTAAATAATATAATATGTGTAATTAATTGTTACATATATTAGATACAATCTTGACAATCTTCTATAAATTCTTCATCTGTTTTTTTAATGGGTTCTTCGAATTTCCCTTTTAATAAGGTAGTAATAATGGTATTTAAATCGTCCATAGTTGCGTCTAGTCGCAATATTTCTCCGGTTTTGATATTGAATATTTTGAATACTTTTTCTTCATACTCTTCGGTATAACTATGTCGCATTTTCCACAGCCAAGCATAAATAATAACTTGAACCAAATGTTCTACTGTAATTTCCGACGTGCACTTAAGTTCCCACGCGATTGTTTCGCTAATTAAATCAACCCGTCCAGTAAATCTGAATTGTTGTGTCTCATCAAATATGGTACTTAAATATTCATCTATTTTTTCATGTTGTTCCTCATGCGATTCATGTATAATCGTGTCTTCTACAGAAGGCATTGTGTTTTCACAATCCGGACCAATTACGTCACGTAATCTATTTTTACATGCCAATACCATATCATCGGTTAACCAATTATATTCATCGCGATCTATCTGTTTTAATTTAAAATAAAGAGTTTCTTGAACGGCTACGCTGACATTGGCTACATACAAGTAGTCATTGATAGTTTCTATTTTTTCAGGAAGGCTATTGACAATTTCTTTCAAGAAAATATGGTCGTTCATCCGCATGTTATCAATCGCATTATCAATTACATCGAACAATACATTCCCTCGTGGTATATTATCAAATTCTTCTTCTGTTTCTGAAAATGCCTCTTTCAGATAATCATAATAAACACATGGAATAGCAATACCATTTAAATCACTAACCTCTTCAAAATACCCTTTTTTAGTTTCTATGACACTCGGAATATCAAGGGTTATGGTTTCATCCGTTTCTTTTATAAATATTCGGTCAATAATTGGCGATATCGTTTCAATCACACTTTCAGAGATGAACTTTACTAATTCTGTTGGCGTAATCCGATGTTTTTTAACAAGATTATCATTTATATTCATATCTTCTTCATCTTGAAAAATGGTTTGATGATGTCCTTTAAAATTAATATAGTCGCACTTTTTCATTTCAATATGACTCTTTTTCAAGAACTCAAGAGGACGGTCTGTTGCGTAATTATCGCTTTCTAATAGATATAATCCTTGTGTAGCTCGTGTAGCCGCAACATATAATGTATTCGGGCATACATCTCGTGGTAAAGTGCGTGCGTTAAATCTAAAATATGCGTTATCAAAGCCTACTACAAATACATACTTACGTTGTCTGCCTTTCACGCTATGAAAAGTAGAAAATACAACTTTACCGTCAATGACTCTGTCATCAATCTTATCACCTTCAAGCATAGGTACGTGACAAGGAACATCTTTTTCAACCAATGTGTTTTCAAGACGTCTTATATTACTATTGGCTCCTTTAACAGACCCTCCCAGTACGAAAATTTCACTGGGATTTACGCCATTTTCAAGTAGTTTTGTAATCTCTCCGTAAACAACCCGAGAAATATTACTACGAGAATTGCGAACATATGTAACTATGTTTCCCTCTCTACAAGAGTTCATCCGGTCTTCGCCTAACATGACATCATTTACAAAGTTGCGCATTTGATTTGTTATACGGAATGACATTTTCATAGTTCTTTTCTGAAAACCTGGAGTAGTTAGATTGGTTAATCCGTCCCATACTTGGTCTGCTAATGTTAAGAAACGAATATCAGCTCCCTTAAAGTCATATAATCCTTGCATGTAGTCACCCAATATGAGTAATTGGATATTACAATCAATATCCTTGATGAATTTCACCATTAATTGGAAATACAGCAATGTCATATCTTGGCATTCGTCCAAGACAATCATATCATATTTCGGAGATACCTCTTTTAAAGGCATATTTTTAAATAATAAACGACGTATTTCGGTATCAGTATATCCAGTAGATAAATAATACCGTTTTGCCAAACTATGATAAGTATGGACGGTGAGATTTTGTATATCATTTTTCTCAACAGTTTCTTTTACGTCTTTACGTAATGATGCGTTGTATGTTAATTGTAATATTTTTGTATCTGGCATCTCTCTTGCTATAGATAAAATCAGAGTTGTTTTACCAGTCCCAGCAACCGCATCAACCATTACATTATGTCCTTCTTTTACAGTATCTAATATACACTGTTGTTCATCGCTTAGCTGTATCATACGATATATTATTCTATTTGTTCGCTATACAATAATATATATTACCTTTTATACCAATTATTTATATTGTTAAGAATGTATTCCCATTAGAATAGAGTGTATTTTATTACAAACATTTATGCCATATGGATTTTTGATTATATTAAAATCGATTATCTCATCAAGAAATGATATATTATCTTCTATATTTGTATCAATTAGTTTACCTAATCCACTATTTATAGTTTCAGGTCGTTCAGTCGTATCTCTACATACAAGAACTTTTTTCATAGCACATACAGCTTCTTCTTGTATACCTCCACTATCAGTAATTATTCCGTAACTATTTGAAATTAAATGAACCATATTTTCATAATTTTGTGGAGTTAAAATAGTCATATTATTTAATATTTTTACACTCTCTGGTAATGCGGGATGTGTTATATATACGAAATGATAGTTAGTAGTTAATTTATTTAGTTGTTCCCACATTAAATTCATTTTATCCCCTCTATTTTCTCGCCGATGTAAAGTTACCAAAATATATTTTTTATATTTATTAATAATGT